ATCAAAATCAGCAATGGCATCAAAATCTGCTTCATCATCAAGAGTGACTAGAGAACCAAGAACAAGACCATTTACATCATCACTGAAGAAACAATCAACTTTTGTACCTGCAAAAGGTGGACTGTCTAAATCTTCTCTGTCTGTTAAAACTGTTAATTTAGGTAATGGGTCAGGGCTGTTTACTATTACTGAAGCTTCGCCTTCACTTAATCTGCCACCATCATCTCTAAGTTTTAAAATATATTCGCCATTTACAATATTAGGAACAATAGACTCACTGACATTACCAGCCAAAGCAGGAATAACATCAACAGAGTTAGTAAAAGTTGCTGTACCATCTGCAATATTAGATGCTCTTACAACTACGTTGCCTCCATGTACTACATCAACATCTGTAGCTTTATCAAATCTAAGTCTTACAAATTGATCTGATATTGGCTCTATTCTTAAATTTGTGACATCTTGCGGTCTTGCTGTTTTTCCTATAGCTTCAAAAGTAAGATCATTTGATGTAGCAGAAAGTTGACCCTGCACGTTATAACTAAATACTTGTATTTCATATGTTCCAAGCTGACTATTTTTTATTTCGAAATCAGGTCTTGAAACCTTTTCAGAAACAAAGTTGCCATTTTCAAAACGATAATTTACTTGATATTCAATTACTCCTACAATCGGCTGCCAGCTTATAAATATTTTAGAAACTGCCTGATTATTGATTGGAACAATAGTTTCTACTGCACTAAGGTTTGATGGTGGTGGTTTGAGTTCATTTAAGACAGATACATTCCTAGTAGGTAAAGATGTACCATCTTCGATAAAAGCATATTTACCCTCAACATACGAAAGTGCAGTAATGGCATAGTTAACACCATCTTGCTCTTCAACAGTAATTACTCTAAATTTTTGTGCTTGAACTGTGGTATTTTGCAATAGCCATATTGTGTTTACATTTGGTGTTTGAGAAAAAGCAGAGCTTACAGTGACTACACCATCAGCAGAAATACTTGATACGTCTCTAGTTTCTACAGTCCCATCTGGTAAAACTACACTAAATGTTGGACTGTTATCAGTTGGTAGATCTGTATTATTTACATCATCAACAGTCATAACTGTAGTTGATGCAACGGCTTTTAATCTTCCACCTCTTCTTACACCAGCCCTAACAGGATCATTTATTTCTATGATTGCTGCTGGCCTTACAACTGCCCCAGCATCTATTGATGTAGTAAAACTTACTAGCTCAGATTCATTTTGTTCAGCAAAAAGTATTGCCCTGCCTAATCTGGCCGCCTGACCTCTTGAAGTACAACCAAAACCTTTTACCTGTTTAGTAATTATTCCAAATTTACTTTGTGCTGTAGTATCTTCGACAACCTCAAAATCAACTTCTTGACTATCCATATTAAAATATGAAACAGCAACAGCAGTATGTCTTTGTTTTAAACTGCTACCAGAATAAGAAAAACCATCAGAGGATATATTGCTTAAATTAAATAAATAACTTGCATCTTTTGGAGAATCTTGTGCAATAGTAATTGTTCCAGCAGACCAGATCGGCATACAACGCATGACCCCTGCAAGCTCATTTATAAGATCAAAAGCTTCACTAGACGTTTGAATATTTACATTGCATGAAAATCTAGCCTCTTGCCCTCCCAAGCCATCATCAACAAGAGTATTAGCAAACTTGCTGGCAGTAACAAAAGAAAATAAATCAAGATTGCTGTCTGTAACATGATCACCAAATCCATATCTGGTGTTAGTTAAAAGGTCTAGCAAAATCATTGCAGGGCATGAAGTCCATACCGCAGCACCCATAACACCATTAAATATATAGCCATCAGGGTAAACTATGCGACCAGTTGCACTGTCAACGCTTGGTGTACCAGAACTGCTTGCCCCTGCTGCTGGTATTCTTACTTTTATTCCTCTTATCCTATATTTTCTGGAGGGGATAGAACTAAACTGCTGAGAATCAAGTCTAATAGCGTTATATGCTGAGTTTGCATAAGTCGAAGCATCATCTATGATCTCTGAAAAACTTGTCCATTGAAAAGCATCAATCAAACTTGAATCTGTGCTATCTGCGGTTATTCTTGTGACTCTTATATCTACAGGAAAAGCACCTGTTACTTGAACAGAAAAATCTTTTTGGTAAGCATCAGCAGTTCTTCCAGTAACAGTATCAGTATGAACATCAGTAAAACCACCAGAATTATATTGAACAGAGATTTTAAATTGAACCGAAGAACCTAATAAGTCACCTTCAGTTGTTGCCTTTTGTATTTGAGGAAATGTTATTGATACTTTTATACGGTCAACAGAAGTGTTTGTAATCTGCCTTGTTACTGGACTTGCTGCTGTAACTGTCACCCCAACAGGAATTGTTGATTGACTACTTTCTATACCAGCAATTTTTGTTTGATTTGCTGTGCCAAATCTTGAATTAAAAGTTACATCTTGAAAATTGAAGTCAGTTGTTGCTGGATTTGATGAGTTTGCTGTTGCTTTTAAAATTGGTGTGTCATTTAGAAAAACATCTTTTAAGTACGCATTTTTATAAGCAGTAGAACTTTTGTCTGTAATGCCTTCTTTAGAGGCAGAGGCACTTCCTTCTATTTCTCCCTCAGATACTAAATCCAAAAACGTAGCAAACTGCTTGCTGTGCAGTGTATCTGGTGTTCTTGTCGGCTGCGGAGGAGGCGGAGGACTACCACCACCACCACCAGAACCACGAATAATTTTACGTTTATCTGTCATACTTGAACTTGCTCCGTATCAATGCCTCCAGAAATTACCACTGAGCCAGTCACAATTTCTCCATAAACTATTGGTACAGGTGTACCAGCCCTTGATGTTTGTTGTGTTCCACTAAAACTAAATGATAGTTTTGGGTCTTGTTCACTAGAAAATTCTGGCAGTTTTGGAACAGGAAACAACATATCACTAACACCACTAAGCACTAAAGCAGCACCTATACCAAATGCAGCTTTTGCACCCAAGCCAGCTTTTGCGAAACCAAAAAAGCCTGTACCTCCAAGTTTTAAAGGAGATGTAAAAAACCCACCAACACCAAAACTCATTGCAATTAAAGCGCCGCCTAAAAGTATTTTCCCTAAATTACCACCAGCACCAGATACAACTGGTACAAACTTGATATCAGATTGACCCACTGGATAATGTAATTCATCAATGCCCACATCTTCTTTATCTAACAACACCTGATAATATCTAGCTGCCATGTGACTTTCTAGCTGTGGAAAATTATTAACAAGAAAACTAACAGCTTGTGCTGTTGTATTTACAGCAACATCAAATTCTTTATGGCCAATTATCTCGGCTAGTTCGCCATACAGTTTAAGTTTACGGAGCATAACGTAACCTCTTACCAGTACATTTTAACAACCATTCATTGTATGGTTCTTTACAGCTTATTCTATCTGCTAAATGATGTAAAACATCACCATCTATAAAAATCGCCACATGGTTTAGTCCTGTTGCCATTATTGACATAAATAAAAGATCACCATTTTGTAATTTTTCTTCTGGTTTTAATTGTCTAAAACCAGTAGCCTCTGAACATTTTTCAAACATAGGATTTTCAATAAATTCCTCTGGGGTTGTTGGTCTGTCCCAGTCTCTAAGTGTTATTCCTAATTTTTCTTTATACCAGTCTCTAACTAAGCTCCAACAGTCTGTAATTCCCCAGACCCAGTGTCTACCAATTAAAGGTGGTTTATATCCAGATGGTTTATAAAAGCCCCATTGTTCTGTCTTAGGGTTAACTATATGCCATATAATCCCACTTTCCTCACAGCTAATCATGTCTGCTTGACTCGCGACTGGTGGGGTAACTGGGTGGCTATGTATCACAGCTAAAACTTTGCCAGTATCTTCTGCTTTTGCATAATCATTTGGGTCAATTATAAAACATTGCTGAGAGTAACTTGATAAATTTTTACATGGATAGTATTTCTCTTTACCTTTTACTTCAATCACCAAACCGCATGATTCTTTAGGGTCTTGATCTTTCGCATGAACCAAGGCATCTTGCTTCCAAGTCATATTCTTATACGACCAATACTAGGAAAATCTTTTCTAGTACACTGACGTTTTGGTGCACGAACTCCAGCTAAGTCTATAGGGGCAGCTAATTCAAAGCTCACAGCATCTCTTGTTTCAGATGCTTTTCTATCTATTGAATAAATTTCTTGAGCAAACTCAGCATTTGGGTCTGGGGTTCCATAGGGATTAACTCCTCCAGCGAAATTTACAGCGTCAAGAAACTTAGCGAGTGTTCTTATCCTAGTTAATGTCGCACCTGTCAAATCATTACCAGTTGTTGTTTCATTGACAGTAAGAAGTATGGATGTAATAGTTCCAAGTGCGTTACTTACAGTCAATGTTGGTCTTGGGATTTGTCCTTTTTGAAAAGCAAATCCATTAGCCTCTACAGGAAATCTTTGATAAGTATTACCAGCCCAAACAATTTCACCATTTGAATTTAAACTTGAGCCAGCATGAAATCTGTAAGTTTGTGCAGAACCATGTAAAGCCGCAGTTGTTGTAAGTGTGAAAAGTTCAATAATTGATGAGGGGTTTATCCCTTGAATATCACTAATAACACTTGAACTCATGGCTCAAACACCTCTCTAAATGTGCAGCTTAATGTAGCTCTATTATTATAAGGGATAGATTTTGTCCAGCTTTCACAGACATATTGACCAGCCCCAGAAACAGTAACTGAAACATTACCACTGTTAGTTGCACTTGCAGCCGCCGTTGTAGTAAAAGTATTTTGATCTGCGGCAGAGGCCACAATAAAAGTTCCATCAGTAGCAGAGCCTGTTGTGAAGTCAAGAGTTACAGTTTCACCTACAGCAATGCCATGATTTGTCACAGTCATAGTAACAGTAGTCCCAGACTGACTGTATGTACCAGTCTTTGATATTCCCTCTGCTGGTGGTGTAAAAGTAAAGCTTGCCTGATCGTTTGCTCTGCTATCAAGAAAAGCCTCTATTACGTCTGATTCTGCTTCTGTAACATTAAAAATCAAAGAGTAAACTTTTGGGTTTTGATGACTTGCTAAACCAAAAAGAATCCTGTGTTCATATCCATCCATGAAGCGAATAACCCTATTATTTGGATTTGATTTTTTTGAAAAACCCGAATAAGTTGGATTTATTGAGGGAAAAGTAGCCATTATGCAAGTAAACCTCCAGCACGTTTTTGATTAATAATCTCTGACTGTATAGCAGCCGCAAGAGCAAGGCCAAACTGTTTGCTGTTGCTTTCATCAGCATCAACACTAGCCCCACCATCTACATCAACATTAACAACAATATTATTTGTGATACCGCCTCCTCCTAACTGATTGTTTGGAATGATAGTGCCAGCCCTTGAGGGAACAAATAATTCTGGACCTTTCTCTCCTACTATTGAAGGCTGTCCTACTTTTGGCCTTCCACCAGCAGCAAATGTTGGTAAATTTTTAAATAAACCAGATGAACCACCAAAAGCACTAAATAAAAATGTATTAATACCAAGCTGCAATAATTGTCTAGCAACACTTTGAAGCAAACTTTTAGCTGCGTCAGCTAATGTTCTTGTCTGTAATATTGCATCAGTTAAAGCATCAGAAACACCAGTTGCGATATTATCGCCTACTTTTTTGAAAGCATCACTTAACTTATTAGCACCATCTGTTGCTTCGTCTAAATCTTTTTTAAGGTCTTTAAGATCGTCACCCTCAACTTCAATTTCTACTTTAGGCATAATCTTTTGGATTTGCCCTAATAAAAATTTCAGCACAGGATTGTTATTAACAAAATCCACAATTTTTCTAAATGCGTCAAAAACTGCTCTCACTACTTTTCCTACAACCTGACCTACTTTTCTGCCAAGTTCTATAGTGCTTTTTATGTTTTCATTAATAGCTTCTTTAACAAATATCCAAGCTTTTTCAAAAGCAATAACAATATCAATAGCCTCTCCACCAAATTCTCCAATTACTGCATTACTGATTTCTCCAATAAATGCAAACAAAGCTCTAAATGGTGCAAACGTAGCTTTAACAGCAAGACCCAAAGCTTCAACAGTAACGGCAGTTATTTTTAAAGTTTCTCTTATAACAATTCCAAATTCTGAACCATCAGCAACTAAGTTTGTAAAAGCACTTGATAATCTTTTTAATTGTCCATTTATAGTATTTCCAGCAGTAAAAGCTGCTCTTTCTGCGTTACCTTGTGAATTTGCTTGATTTTCTAAATTTTTATTAAAAGAAACTAACTGGTCATTTAACAAAGGTAAAACTGCTGTTCTCGCTTCAACAGATCCAAAGAATTGTGCAAGCATCTCTTCACTGGCACCACCCTTTGCGACTAACTCTTCTAATACACCTCCTAAACCTTTTGTACTTAAAGCTGTAGCACTAAAATCTATTCCTAACTCTTTTGCTGCTCTAGCTGCCTCACTTGTCGGCTTTTGTATCGCAGCAATAGTTTGTCGTAGTCCAGCAAAGGTTGATTCAACAGGAACACCAGTTGCAGTGACAGTAGATATTGCCGCGTTGAGTTCATCAATACCAACACCAGCACCAGCCGCTATAGGAGCAAGACGACCTATTTGTTGTGCATATTGGTCAACAACGATTTTACCATCATTTTGTGTTTGTATAAATCCATCTACTAACTTTGCAGCTTTATCTGAACTCAAACCATAAGCATTTAGAACAGATGTTGTTGCATCAGCAACAGTAGCTAATTCAGAAAAACCGCCAGTAGCCCCTAATTGTGATGCCTTAAGAACATCTATAAGTTCAGCAGTTTCGCCAAAACCAGCAGATGCAACATCATAAGATGCCGCCAGCAAATCTAAAGCTGAAGCTTGTCCACTTAATTGATCAGATAGTGTAGATAGTTTTGGTGTTAACTGATCTACCTCCACTCCTAAAGTTTTTATTTTTGCTTCTGAAAAATCCTGCTTTGCAAGGATCCCAAAAGAAGCAGTTAAACCTCCAATTACAGCCCCTATACCTATCAAGGGAGCTATTATTGGTGCTAATGCTGCTTGTAATGTCGCAAAGCCTCCAGCAGCTACTTTAGCTCCAGCACCTGTGGCAACCAAAGCTGGTGGTAATAATGCAAATCCTTTATTTGCAACTTTTAACTGCCCAGATGTACCATTAACAGTTTTATTAAATGTAGTTGCCCCTTTATTAACTTTTCTTAACTGAGCAACAGCTTGAGTGGCATTAACTCTTAGTTCTACATTTGAGACTGCCACAGCTAAACAATAACTTTCTTTATTTTAACCTGATTTGCGTTTGATAGCATCAGCTTGTTTTTTTTCTTTCTCGTATTTTACTTCATAGTATGCAGCAAAATATATAAACTCTTCATCTGTCAGTTGAGTTCTTAATTCACTAACTGTCTTGCCTAATTCTGTTGCTAGGAAAAACTCAAAATATAACCAGTTATCCCCCTTTAATCTTCCTTTGAGTTTTCAATAGTAACATTAGAATTTACACCAAATAAGAACAATTCAATTTCATTCAATACATTTTCTGGCAAATCATTCTGTAAACTGGCAAAGTCAGATGGGTGAAACGCTTTTGTTCCATCTTCATTTTCTGCTAACTGACAAAGCATATGAGTTGAAACTATTAAAGGATCATCACTATTTGCTCTCTGTGTAGCTCTTGCTCTGTCGGCTCTTGTTATGGCTTTAAAATATAAAGATAATACAATATTGCCTTCATTGTCTTTTACATCAAATTTGCGTCTTTGATTTAAGTCGAAAGCCTCTCTTAAGACTTCAAGGTTTCTCTTTGTTGCCATAAATAAAATGCGAAGTTTTTTACTTT